GTCATTGTTAAGAACTAGGGATTTTCCTTCTCTTTGCATAGGCACCAGTTCAACACTTGCACTCATTTCAATAATATTGATGTCCACAAGATTGCGTTCGCCCTTAGGAACTTTTGAGTGATCAATGACAGACTTTGTAGCGTATTCTGGTTTAACACAAACGACATTTGCCATAACGTTTGCTCTCCGGTAAAATGCTAATAATGATTCAAGGTAATGAGGGGCTCCAAGGTCCATGCGATTAGACATGCAAATAACAACAGCTGCCATAAAAGGAACTGCACTTTTATTAAAAGCCTCTGCCTGTTCAGTAAGATACTGAGAGGCCGACAGCATAGCCAACAATCCCTGGTAGGTCTCCATATTCGCTGAATCGCCAGCGGGGCCGTGCTTCAGATTTGCTATCTCATCAATAATCACTATCCAATGTTTTACAGGATCATACCCATCCCACCATTTACTCGCATTTTTAAAGTAAACATTTTCAGCAGTAGGATTTTTATAACCAAGCTTAACACATGCAGCAATACCTAACCGAATTGCCAACTCTGTCTTTCCGGTTCCAGGCTTGCCCGTAAGATATATATTGAATGGCTCACTTCTAGCAGTATCCATAGCACTTCTTCTAAACATCGCATTAAGGTTTTGGACTTCCTTAATTGCGCTGCCCATGGAAATTTTAGCTGCCTGTGACGGATTACTCATCAAGAATTCACGAATGAATTTATCGCAAGCAAAAAGCTTAGCGGAGAAAACCTCCGTGGGCATGCCCGGACTATCCTGGGTCAAACCACGATTCTTGATATTGGACATCAATTCATAAATAGTTGCATGTAATTGAGTTGTGTTGGTAACTAGCCCTTTACCCTTAGGTACACCAACAAAAGAATTTAACAAATTCAACACGCTGCGGGAAATATCTATAAAAAGTCTGTCAGTTGACATCCCAGAGGCAGCCTTTTGGATGTCTCGATTTATTAGATTATGGTTACTGGCGAAAGTCCCCAAGGCTGAAGAACCAAAGAGAACAGAGCAACTCAAAAGGGATATTAAGTTCACAACGCCTACATATCTATCACTAGCAGTCAGCTTAGTCAATCCAGTTAAAAAAGCATCTATTTCATCAAAGCTCGCAGCGGAATGCATTTTTCCAGGAAAAGCAAGTTGGCAACAGCGAATAAAAGTAGCAGTACTCTCAGCCATAGTTACAATACCTCCTTCAGTCTGGTGCATTATAAATGAAACACATGCTGCTCCACGTCCTCGATTATTTTTGGCATTATCGAAACTAGTTATGAGTAGAAAAAGTGAGCTGAAGAATCTATCATATTCTTTAGGAATACAAAGACTCTTGGCCAAAAAACCAAACTCATCATCCGTACGTAGAGTATCTGCAGGTAAATCATAATTGACATTGTGCAACCTATACAAGAAGTCTATAACTCGACGAGTATCATTTCCCGGTGCGTACGAGTCAAGAAAACCCGCCCAGAGTGCAAGATAATTGCAGGCACACCTGTGCCCAAAGACACTAGATCCAATTAAATAACTAATATAAATAATAGGACAATAAACTGTATGGTATAGAAGACGGTGAATTGCAAAAGCTCCGAGACCTATGAAAAAATCTCTAACACCTGCACTACGAATCAAACATTTAAGGAAAAACATCTGAAAATGGACAGCAAAGGCGTGGAAAGGGACCAATATTGCAGACAATATGAATGCAAAGAAGCTCAGTATGGCAACTTTATTTGCATTAAATATAATAAACCAAAACCACTTCAGCAAATGAATAAATGCAGCAAATGAGAACCGGAAAAAATCACCATTTTCAGAAACATCAGGTGTGTGAACACCGTCAAAGTCTTCATAACAGTCATGGTAACCATGCACATACGCACCGTCAGCAACATCTTGAAACGTGCCAATATCGTCACCATGATACTCGCTCTCATGGTACTCACCTTGGGCACGAGCCTTTTTTGTCTTAAAATGAACGGAACAACCTGTACCATCAGGGTCGTCATTAGAAACAAATCCGCCTTCAGCATCAAAGGATCCATGCGAAGTAGCAATATTGTGATATGAAGTATGCACTCCTGTATCATCAACCGAAAAATTCATAAATCCTTCACCAGATCCAGAAGCAGCTTCGAAAATACGACCTTTATACGGGTCATATAAATCAATGAGTACAGCTGATTCCTCAGAAACAAAAATTTCGGATAGCTCCTCTATTATGTCATCTTCAGTTTCCTCCATTAAAGAAGGAAGAAAGGGAAGAGGAGATAGTATTGAAGAAGATGAATCTGAAGAGTAACCAAACTCCTCATCAAGTTGTTGGGAATAGGCTTCCAAAAACTCCCATTGAGTTTGGAAAACAGTATCTCCAATGGTAAAATCTGCATTGCTCAGCATATAATTAAGAAGATTAGTTTGTTCAGGAGGTGGCAATTCTATAATCGGAAGGAGCCCAAAATTACGAGATATCAGTGGATTACCACTATCATGTGCACTAGCACCATCAGAACTAATATTAGTCTGTAGTTCAAATCCAGAGTTCTGAGAATCGGTATTTTCAACAGATTCTCCATTATTACTATTAACGTTATACATTATAAACGTGCTTGAAGAAATATCATTCTCATTACAAGTAGATAATTCTTCTTGCTGACAGATAGTGTCAGGGCTACTAACCGCGATAGCTGCGGGGGACAATTCAGTCCCAATATGCCCCAGGCGGGGCGTGCCTTAATTCGGTGGTTATACACATCCATCAAACGGGAAAAGTCCCTAATGTGTACACAGTAGCCATACTACTGCTCTCAACCGAGGTTC